TAATTCCCTGCACTTCTTCCTTAGCCCGAATAAGTTCACTAACCACCCACTTAAAAAGTTTTTTATAGTCGTAATCTACTATACCTAGTTTATTTGCCACGGCACAGGCAGTTATTGTGCAAGCGCATCCAGAAGACCAAAATCTATTTACAGGGGATAAATCTGCTGCTTTGTCTAGTCTAGCTTTAACCCCTTTATATATGTTTTCTATCTCCGCGCGGTTTTTTATAATGTGCTGTACATATTCTACCGTAAAATTGCAGTAATTCGCCTGTACATCTTTAAATAAATTAGCTGTCTTTTCTATAGAAAAGTTTTCCTCTTGCCGCATTTGGTTAAAACGGTCTTTAGTAATATATTTCTCTACGTTAAACTCTAATACGCGTTGCATCTGTGCTTCGGGGTTACCACGTTCTTTTTGCATAAACTCCCAGAAACTTATGTTTCCTGTAGACAAACCTGTTTGTCTCCAAGGCGCACCCCTGTAACGCTCTTCGTTACCACTACTCTTTAACCTGTTACGCTGTTTACCTTCTGCCTGTGTATAACAGAACTTAGAAACATCTTTGGGTGTCATTTCTGTTTGTTCGTCTGCGTTGCAAGATATGTTTTTTAAGCGCTCTGATCTGTTCTGCCTAGAGTACAGAGTGTCGTTTGATCCTACGCACATACCCACAGGGTCGCCCCATATACCTGTATTGGCATATAATGCCGTAGTTTTACCCACGCCAGACCCACCGTTAAGATGCGCTAAAAAACTGAACAACCCTGTAAACGCCATAAGAGGAGAGGCAAAACCCATGCAAATAGAGAATTGGTGCAACTCAAGACCGTCCCTATTAAAAAACCCCATGATTTCTTTTTGACGTTCTGCACTACCTTTAGGCTGCATATACTCTATAAAAGAAGACGTTTTACCCGATGGTGGGTTATACTTCACTTCGTTTTCTAGTATTAACCTGTCACCCCAAACAAATGCATCCATTTTTTCATCATCTGTCCACCCAAACTGGGTGTATGCAATATCGGCTGCACCCGTTTGCTGTAACTCATTTACCCATGCCTGTATGTATTTCATAATCCTACCTAAATCATCTCCGTAAGCCGTTATACCTTTTACCGATAACGCTTTCCTTAACTCCTCGCGTGAAGTCAGTGAAAGCATTGGCACACTAAACCTTCTAATCCCATCTTTAGGTAAATGCAGCGCAAACGATATCACTTCACCTAATTCTGGATCGTCTGATCTATGCGTAACATAAAAATCGTTTAGGTATATAAGTTCTTCTTTGGGATTACCTTCTTCATCTTTAGTACGCATGTATACGCCACCGTTTTTACCGCGTATATATGGCGCTGGATAGTCTGGCACGTTGGCTTTGGGTTCAGCTTCTTCTACTATTTTTGTGAGTTGTGCTGGAGTTGTTACAGTTAACGCATTAGGACAACCCTCACAGCCGTTGGGATTATGTAAAGCAAAGGTACTACAGTATTGCGGTCCCCCTGTGTCCATCATTTTTCTAATCGTTTCATCAAAACTGTAATCTGGATGGTGCTTTGACATGATCTCTGCTGCTTTTTCTGCGTCTTTGCATACTTTGGCAATAGATAGACCTGCTCTCCACTGGTCATAAGATACAGTAGCTTGGTTCTCTATAATATATTGTATTTGTTGGCAGCCCTGTCCGTTTTTGGTTTTTTCTAGCAACCTTTTAAAACTACCAGTGCTTTGTTGGTTGATGGCATCACGATAAGCACTCGGCGCAAACCTATTAGGCGTTGGAATTGCACCGCCAATACGATCTTCAAACTCAGAAAACTCTATAGGTTTTGCAAGGTAGCCACCTAACAATGATACAGGTTTAGGCTCATCACCTTTATAGTTATGTGTGTTAGGTACGCGTAATATACTAGCTGCGTCAGATGTGCGTGACGGGTCAGCAGGAAAGTTTTGTTTGGCGCATAACTGCTTGAGGCTTTCCGCAACTGGATACCACGTAGCCTCATCAACGGCGGTAGTTAAAGGCCAATACACATGTAACCCATTACCAGAGTTTATTATAGTTGGTCTGGGTAATCTGTTATTCTTACAAAACCAGTTTAGTTTTTTTAAAGCTTCACTTTGAGAAGTAAATTCTTTTGACGGTCCACAATCCAAGTCAAAGAAGAAAGACTTTACTCCTTGGACGTTTATTTGCTTGCGGTTAATTGGTTCTATGAAGGTGCTTAAAGCGAAGAAAACATTGTATTCTGAGGCGTCAAAATTGTTGGATTGCTCTATTGCCTCATCCAATGTTTCATAAAAGTTGTTTTTTACATAATCCCTTTTGATTATGGTTATGCAGTAATACCCTTCGTCACTCAACACAGAACCCAAAAAATCTTGGGTGTTCATTTTTCTCATCCACTGTTAGAAAATTTGCGCGGCCTTGTTAGACCGCGCTGTTATAATTAGTCGTCCCAATCGCCAAGAATATCATCCAAGGAACTGTTATTAGAACCGCCAGATGCAGCTTTCTTATTTGTAGTCTTAATTGGTTCTGGCTCTGGTTCAGAGACTTCTTCTTTCTGTGGCATATCTACTATATTGCTAGAAAACATGCTTTCTTCATTGTGAACATAGCCACCATCAACAACATCGAACATGCTACGAATAGTACGATCTGCAAGCTGCACAACCTGCAACTGACGTAAGCGAAGTGACACGCTCGGCTCGTTAGACATATATTTATAGGGGTAAAATGTTACACCTACGTTTACAATGCTGCCTGTAGTAAGCTGAAAATCATCCGTCATAGGATTGTTTCTCGAATCAACTTGTAAAGGCTTGCGTGTAACTGATCCGTTGTACTGGCCTTTTAGTGTACACTTGACGGTGCGTGTACCATCATCGTGTTTTGTCATTGGGTTGGACGGTGCATCAGGCCAACCTTTTTGTTTGTCTTCCTTATAAGCGGTTACCATAGCTATGTATAAGTTCTTGGCTGTGGCGCTATCCATCTTCAATTCGATAGAGTATTCAGCATTTGGTGCCATCGGATCACAAGGCACACTTTGGTTAAGTTTCTTATCAAAGTGATAAGTTCTATCCAACTTGGGCCATAGTGCTTCTGCACCCATTATCTTATACGCGTCTGCCATATTATTCTCCTATATATCTTTGTCGAGATTTAAATCCATCTCATACTGTGTGTTATCGTGCGATGTATATCGCACGGGTGGTGGGCTGGCCTTCTCCAACAACGCATTAGACACAGCCTGTTTATCAAAACGATATACGTTGTTGATCTTTAAATAAGTATTGTCAGGGATATGACCCTGACGTATCCAACCTCTAAGGGTAGATACTCCTACCGATAAGTGGTTAGCTAGTTCTTCTATTGGAACGAGAGGTGCCGTCATTACTTCTTCCTAACTGATATGACATATTCACTGTCAATATTTAAGCCTTCGGGTTTTAACTCAGGGTTCTCTTCTAAAAACTGCCTAATGTTTGTTTGGTTCAATCTCTTGTCAAACAACTCAGGCACAGCGTGTTCAATCACAAACTTGTGCATGGCATCCCAATCACTTGTCCAATATTTAATGCGCTGTGACCGAAAGAATAACCCCTCATCAGTTCTCACGCTTTCAACCTTGTTGTTTTCACAATAGCTGAGAAGCGCACGTTTTAAGATGTCAAGCTGGTGTGCCAACCCTTCATCTTCTTTGGTAAATGCCGCTTTTAACTCTGCACGTTTGTTACGTATTTTTATATATGCCTTAGTCATTTTGTCAGCGGGTGCGTCTGAATAGTCGCTCATCTTAACTCCTCCTTATACAAAGTATTATTTAGTTATATATGCTACTCTAGTCAAGCAGTTCTTTGTATAAGTCTATCATTTTTGTGTGTACGTCTATTCTCTTATCAAGTAATGAGTACACGCGTTTTTCGACAGCCGATCCTTGTAGCTGTACAACCGTACAGGGATGCTTTTGTCCTGATCTGTGCACCCTTGCGTTTGCTTGTGAATATGTTTCTAGTGAAGAAGTCGGACCCCACCATACCACAGTGTTCGCTGCAGTTAAAGTCACACCATGTGCTGCTGCTTGGGGTTGTATCACCAATATCTTGGGGTCAGACATAGTTTGGAACCGTTTAAATATATCGGTGCGGGCATGTGCGGGTACATCGCCGCGAATCACTTCTGCTGTTAAGTTGTCAGACCGTAGCTTCGACACCAATACATCTATCGTGTGTTTGAATGGTACAAAGATAAGAACCTTTTGACTGCTTTCATCTATAACTTCTTTCAAAACTTTATAACGATTGTTTATGTCAAACTCTAACGCATCACCCTTATCTGTATATACCGCACCAGCACTGATTTGCAGTAGCTTGTTCATAGTGGCAGCGGCATTTATAGCGGATACTTCGTCTTCACCCACGTGCATAACTAATTTTTTACGTAGTAGTTCATAATATTTTGTTTGTTGTCTGGTTAATTCTACCTTTCTTTTAACGTATGTCATGGCTGGTAAGTCGAGACATTCTTCTTTGGTGAACCGTATAGCTGGCTGTAACGCGTTATATACAACCTCACTAGAATTATCCTTTGGTATATAACGGAACTGTGTAATTTGCATCATTACCATATCACGGAACGAACTATAAAACCGTGGCACCGCATCAGGGTTGATAAGTTTGGCAAGGCCATATGCATCTAAAGGAGATTGAGCCGCTGGTGTGCCTGTCATCATCCAGAGCCATGTGTCATCGGTAACTATCTTGCGTAACGTTTTCCACCTTTTAGTGCGCGTGTTTTTATAATGCGTGGCTTCGTCAACAATAATTAAATCAAACCCGCCGTTACGAACTTCGTCCAACACTATGTCCACACCGTCATAATTTATTATGACAAACTCGGCACCTTGGTTCAGGACGGCGGCACGTTTCTTTGCGGCACCGTATGCAATATCTACAGATCGGTGCGGTGCAAATATGAATAAATCTTCTCGCCATGCACTATCCATAATTGACAGTGGGCATATAACAAGCACTCTTTTTATCTTGCCTTTGTTCATCAGAAAGTCAGCCGACCATATGGCACTGGCAGTCTTGCCTGTACCCTGCTCGTTAAAACAAAAAGCGCGTTTATTCATGGTAAAGAATGCAGAGGTTTTCTTTTGGTGGTCAAAGGGGGTGTATCTACCTGACCAATTATACTGAGATTCTATAGGCGAAGGTGCCCGGACCCCTAGATTGTTTAGTTTGTGTGTCGCATCAATATCCCAATCAACAAGCACCTCGTTAGTATTAACTTGTTTGCTTTTGGGTATTACTGAGGTAACACGGTTTGGATTGCGTAGCTTTAACAGCAACGCTTTACCGTCCACTATTTTCATGTGTTCTCCTACTTTTTCTTTTTATAGTTTCTTGCGCGGTTCTTGCTGCGGCTTTCGATCTTCACACCGTCTTTATTAGAACCGCCTTTGCTCAATGCTTTCTTGTGGCTAACGTCTTTACCCTCACGTTTGTCAGCTTTGCCATTTTTGTTTTTGTCTACACCTTCACGATCTATTTTTCGCCTAGCTCGTTGGCGCTCCATCCTTGCTTCAAAGGGCTTACTGCCCACAGGTTTGTTAACTTGCTTTTTACGGTCTTTTGGATTTTTATATGGCATCAGGCGTTTGCTCCATTGTGTATACACTCAACGACAGGGCAGTGTCTTTTACATAACCCATTAGGTCTAGCGTTCCATGTGTCAGATTCTGCAGCGGCACGTAAACCGTTATGCTTAACGATCCATTTTTCCCAAAGATCAGCTTTGTCTTGCTCTTCGTAGGTGTGTTTTACTAAGTCATTTACTAACACAAAAACCAAACCAGCGCGTACCTTTTTTATCTCAGGAAAATGTGCGAACACAGCCAGAGCCATCAACTCCAACTGCCCTTTGTCTGCATAACGCGATGACTTAGACGTTTTGTAATCTATTACCCATGCGATTTCACCTAATACATCAATGATAAGCAAGTCAGCGATACCACGGAACCACACTCGTTTATCATAAAAGTCACAAGCTTCTAAGTTTTCCTTTACGCCCATTTTACGTTCACAAAACTTCACACCACGTTTGGCAGCTAATGTGTCTAAAAAATTTTGCGCAAACTGAAACTCGTCAGGTAGTGGTTCGTTGTCTTTTATGTATAGCTCCGCTGCCTTGTGAAACGCGTTACCGTAGATGGTGGCTTGCGTTGGCACGAATGGATATTCTTTAAGAACCTTTTCATGGTAAAATTGTTTGGGGCATTGTTCAAAAGATTTGATTTTGCTGAACGACCACGGTGCTATATTAGTCATTTTAGATTCCTTCTTATAACTTATATCACGCATCACCATTTGTTGTCGCCCACTACGCCCTGTGCGAGTATCACCTTTATGCCTGAATATATGGTTTTTGTTTTCAAGCGCAGAAAATCTAGCAGTCACAGATGAATATGGTAGGTAAGGAAACATGTCTAAAATATCATCTGCAATCAATCCGTGATCTTCAGAGTTTATTATAGCGTTGTGCACTTTAGCCTCTAAAGCCGTGGTGTCTACAGCATGTGCCGCATTTATGCTTGTGTCTGGAGAACCTCTTCTATGCAGTAAATATGGATTGGTGCCGTATTCATCACTCATAATTTAGCCCTCTCCTTTCTTACTACTCTCTTGACACTCTACTACGTCATCGCTCACATGACCCAAAAAACCAGAGCATATGCTACTACCACTGCCACTAACACAAGTGACCTCATACCCATTTGCTAGGAACAAAGGACAGCTATGATTGTTTAGTGGCTTGGTCCCTTCACTGCCATAAGGCAATACTGCTACATACTTACTCATTCACAATCTCCATATGATTTACCTGTGCCACTCTCACAGTTTATCGGCAGACCATCTGCCCAGTCTGGTTTCCAACGCATACATTCTTCTACATATGCTTGCGCCTCGACCACTTCTTCATCTTTTACACAGGCCACAATACTGTCATGTACAGTTAGCACAACCTTGTATCTCTTGGCAATGCGTAGCATCTGCTCACCTATTATGCACCGCGCAACTGCTTGACATATATTTTCTACAACTTTTCCACCATAGATTTTGTTTGGCCCCCTACGTGTTTTATAATAATATTGTGGGCGGTTATCTTCCGTCTGGAAAAACAAGTCGTGATAATACATCGGTAGTCCAGAGGGTAGTATTATGGCAGTCTTATCCACGTCCACCCGCAGCACCCCGGCACGTCCTACCTTTGCAGGTGATTTATTACACAGATTCTTCAACATGTCCTGAGCAGCGTACCACAGGGAACTAATCGCGCTATTTGTTGTGCGGTATATGTCTATCACGTTACGTGCTT